AACTCGTCACCAGGCTGGACGCGCTGGAAGTCGCGGTCGGCGTACAGATCGTTCGCAACGAGCGGGTCATAGACGACCGCGCCGCCGCTGACGCCTCCTGCTGACGTGAACACGCGATCCGCGAAGAATCGCTGGAGTGTCAGATCCATGAGTGTTCGCGTCACCCGCGTTGGCGACTGCAACGCGAGATCGACGGTGTAGTTGGCGCCGCTGATGGTTGGCGGGCCGAGCGGGTGAGCGACCGGATTGGAGACCTGAGCTTCGATGGCCTCCCGAGCACGGGTGATCCCCGGCTGCCCTGGAACCCAGACGATCTCGGATCCGAGGGTGACTCTACTCTTCATCTTCCCTCCCTTCTACCCGATGTTGAGGGCGACTTCGCAGTCAGCCCCGCTCCCGGCGTCGTCGCAAGCGACACCGATGGGAATGCCGGTGGTGACCGCGGTGATCGTTCCGTCGGCCTTGACCTCCACCGCTTGTCCTGCCGTGATGGCACCGCTCGTCGTGATCGGGACAATGCCGCCCCGAACAACTCCGACGAACTTGTTGATTGCTGTGTCGTACTTGGCGACTCCGAAGATCTGCTTCAGAGCACCGCCGTTCGCACCCGCGCTCGACGGGTGCGCAACACGGTAGGTACCGCCGCCGGTGCCTTGAGTTGACAGACCCTCGGCCTTCTCGCCTGCCGGCTTGGCCGCCGAGATCTGAACGCACCGCTTGCCGGTGATGGCAGCGGTCGCATACCCGGTGACGTCTTCGCCTGGTCGCTTGTACGGGATGAGATCGTTGGCCACGGTCTATCCCTCCTTTGCCTGGACGACAGTGCGGCCCTTCGCCGCCTGCGCCCGGATGGTCTTGATCTCGGGGAACCATTCCTCGGGCAGACCCTCGCCCGTGTTCTGGTTGTTGCCCTCCCCGTCGCCATCCCCGACGGTACCGCGGACAGTGACCGGGATGAGACCCGGCTCCAGGCTGTCCAGGACGGCCTTGTTGCCGTCGAAGTCGGCCTTGAGCGCGGTCGTCCAGTGATCGCGGCGAGCGGGCGGGATCCGCCCGTCCATCACCGCGGCCTCGACTGTCTCCTTCACGCGAGCCTCGATGCGCTCGCCCTCGTGCTTGACCGCGAGGTTGGCACCGATTGTCAGCTGCTCGTACGCCCCGCGGTCGATGGTGACGGTCTCGCTAATGGGAGGGGGAGGGTTCCCCTGCTGCCCAGCGTCGCCATCTCCTTCGTCGCCATCTCCACCATCGTCGGGTGGCGGCGGCGGCGGATCTCCTGGAGGCGTCTCGCCAACCGGCTTCGCCAACTCGGTGCGGATCTGCTCCTCTGTCGCATCCGGAGCGAGTCCCAACCGCTTGGCTAGGCTCTGGCGCAGTTCCTCGTCCATCGCCTCTCCTTTCTCGTCTGTTTCGATTCGTGATGCGTAGATGATCATGGCGGGATCTGCCAACTGCATCCCGCGCAGAGCGGCCTTTGCCGCCAGCGCCTTGTCAGGGTAGTCTTCGACAACTGGTACTGCATCGCCAAAGACAACCTCGTCTCCTTCGACGGTGACTGGAACGCGGACGATGTCACCATTGCCCTCGTCCACAATCAGGTTGTAACCCGAGAGACTGTCGAACCTCTCACCCCGGATCCACCAGTCTCCATTCGATCCCGGGCCTTCCTTGTAGAACTTCCGTCGGATGCCCACCACGTCGGCTGCTGCTTGGATCTCTGCGCCCTCCGGTGTCTGTGACCCATACCAGAGAGGTAGGTCTTCCAGAGTGGAACACCCGGGCCAGGTGATCCCGAGCAGCGACACGTCGGTGATGACCATCTCGTATCTCTTGCCGGTCGCCGTTTCCACACCGAGCCGCGCGTCAACGCTTCGGGACGGATAGGCGACCGGCAAGACCTTGGCGAGCCATTCGGGGGTGCCGACGTAGTTGCCGATGATCGTCTGCTTGTTGTCACTGAGACGCATCGACTCGACTCGACCGAATGCTGGCTCGTCTTCTCCCAGGAACAGTTCGTTCGCCTTGGATGTATGACCAAGCTTGATCCGTGGCGGATTGATCGCCACGTCACGGCCGGACGCAGCATCGACCGCATCTGCCAACTCGCCCTCGGTGAACGTGTGCGGGCCGCCAGACAGCGGGTACTCGATCCCTGTGGAGCAGATTGGTACGTTGTCGATGCGCCAGAGACCGCCGTTCTGGTATGGATCGGTGATCCCTGACGCGGCGCTCGCACGAAGGAACTTGAGTTTCATTTCTTCTTCCCCTTGGCCCGCTTGGGAAGCTTTCCCTTGTTGTCGAAGTGGTGCTTCTTGGCCCACGCCTTGCCCTTGACGCCGTAGGCCCACCTTCTCTGTGCTTGTGACCTCGCCGGCATCACTACCTCCCGGGCGGCTTGAGCCCCGCGCTCTTGTTCTTCTTCAACTGCTTGGAAAGCATGTGCTGCGCTCCCCAGACGTTCTCCCGCACTACCTGGTCGGTGTTACCGCCGACATTCATCCCAGATCCGTACGGGCTGCCGACCTGTCCTGCTGGCCCACCCTTGAACTTCGGGTTCTGGGTACGACCCTTTGCCCTTGCCATTACGCAACCTCCTTGCGTTGTTGGATAGGCGACGACGGGGTGATCGGGAGGGAGCCCACGATCACTCCCCGCCGCCGCTTTGCGACCCAGACGAGCCTGGCGACTGGCCACCTTGGGACGCGCTTGACCGCGCCTGCGTGAGTTGCATCTGCTGCTGGAACTGTTCTTCCGGCGTCAGGTGCTCGTTCTGCGCTGGCGGGAGACCCATCTCCTTGCGGATCTCGTTTTCCAATTCCGTGTCCACGACAACCGCCCCAGACGAGATCAGGGCGACAAGATCGGCCACCACATACTCCGGATTGAAGTCGAAAGTCAGCAGCGGTACTTGCTCTACTTCCTCGCCCCAGTTCCAGTCGATGTCGTCTTCGATCACGTGTTCATTGAATGTATCCGCGAACCACCAGGCGATGGCCTCCAAACCTTCTGCCCAGAACTCTGCGAACGTCGTGCCCAGGGCGCGGCTACCCGTCCTGGTTTGTCCTAGTTGCATGACCATCAGCATGAATCTGCGAGCCATGGCCTCGTCGTGATAGATCACCGAGTCGATCACAGACGAGTTTGTTCCGCGAGCGATCTGGAACTTGGCACCCGCAGGAACTGCCCCGCCGGCAGTGTCGCCAATGCGGAAGCTCTGCGCCATCTGGTTGAGAACGCGGATCTCGTCTTCTGTCGCGCCGGGGTGAGCCTCGATGTACGGTACGCCACCCGCGCGCTCGTGATTGACTGCGTCGATACGAAGCAGTCGATCCTTGATGACCCAGTTCTTGTAGAGATCGCGGAACCACGAACGGCCTGCCCAATTCGCACCCTCCTGATCCCAGACGTAGCCAACAAGTGTGTCCACGGGGATCTCGGGTACAGGACGCAGCCAGCTGTTCGGGCCGGGGCGAGTCAGATTCTGGAGAATGGAGACAAGTCCACCGTCGTCCGCGACTCGGAAATCCTGGATGGTCGATGGCGGTCGTTCTGCGAGCTTCCGCAGATGCCAGAGTCCGTCGTTTGGACGGCCCTGCATCCCGTCACCGATATAGCCAACCTGCTCGAAGTAGTAGTGGCCATAGATGCCAGCCTTCATCGCCTTCTGCATATGATTGCGGAAAGAGAAGCGGCGCTTCAGACGGCCACGCGTGCTCTCGTTGTCCTCTCCGAGAATCGGCAAGTTGTAGTCGGCAGCGATCTTCTTGACCATCTCGTCTTCTGCGCCATTCGGGTCGATCAACCAGCGCATACGCGAGATACCGAGCAAGGTCGCCGTGTACAGTCCGGACAACTGCGAGTCCGTTCTCATGTACTTGTACGTCTGGACACTCGCAGGCCACATCAGTTCCGGGATGTACTCGTCAGTGTCCACCCAAAACTGATTCCACGGGGCCATCCCTGCCGGAGAGAAGTTGCCATTGAGGACAGCCCCAATCTCGCGCGTCGGCGGCGCAGATCCGGTGTTCTGAACTCGGGTGCGCGGCCGTGCCATCTACGTCTCCAGCCAGTTGAACCCGAACAGAAGTAGAAGGATAAAGCAGACGGCGATGACGAAGACCCAGAAGTTGACGGTTGATAGGAATGGAGGCATCAGATCTCCTTTGCGTAGCGCGCCGTCCAGAGAGCCTGCCAGGTCAGGTTGCCGATGATCCCATCGACGTGTAGACCGGCATCCTTCTGGAACCCCTTAGTCTTGGCGAACGTGCCCGGGCCGAAGATTCCATCCACCTTGATGTCGTCCCATGCCGCCGGATTCTCGTAGTTGAGGAGGCGCTGAGCGATCTTGACGTTATGACCTTCCATTCCCCTCCGGAGAACGGGCATCGGCTTCTTCTGGCCTGCTGGCTTCGTTCTTGGCTTCTCGTAGGCGTCCTGAATCGCGAGCATGAACTGCTGGATCGGGAAGTTGCTACCCGGATCGGTATGGCCCCGCCCGTTGCTGAAAGCACGAGTGACCTCCCAATGGGTCGTGATCCCTCGCTTCTGCGACACCAGATCCGGTGCGCGCAAGAAGACGGGCGGGATTTTGTGCTCTCTGCACTTCCGAGCAAACAGAGGGGCGCTCTGGTCAAACAACATCTTGCGCCCGTAAGCGTCGAGCCACTGAGATGTCGTCTGCCGAGCGTAGCCCGCATGCTCGAATTGGAGGCCATCGTGGTTCGCCCCAGGAGCAGCCCAAGCTACGTCGCGGTCGAGCACGCACTGAACAATCGAGTCGGCGTCGATGTTGTAGTGGGCACTCGCCTTCGTAGACGGTCGAGCGAAGTAGTTTGCCACATTCTCAGCCGTCTTCAGATCCTCCGGAGCCTCCATGTCGTGAATGACCAAGAGGTCGATAGACCGTCCGGATGTTGGAGTGAAGTTCGCAGCCTTGATCAGTTGCATTACATCGCCTTCCCTATGAGGTCAGTCGCGAGGCTACCCTGCGGAGCCGCGACATGGACAGGGGTCTGATGAACAATCGAGTAGACACATGCGTCTGCGCGGTCGGGAGACTTCACCCCGCGCTCCTTCATGTCCTCCTTCGACTCGATCTGAATGCGGCCGGACGAATCCACAAACCACTTGATCGACTGTAGCTCCTGGTGAAGCTCCAGATCCATCGGATCAAGGTCGATCATCCCAGACTCCAGAAGGTTCCGGAACGTCCAGTAGACTTCAGCGCGGCGATTTTTGTACTTGTCCGGCCGCCACGCGCGTTCCGCGCCCGAGAACCCGACAACCGGGTACCCCATCTCCCGCAGCCGGTCGTAGACGCCAGCCCCGACACCGATCACATCCAGGACGAACCCCGGCCGGTTGATGTGAAGATGCTTGTCCAAGATCACCTTTAGTCTCCCGGTCGTCCGCATCGTGTCGGTCATCCCCCAGGAGTCCTCAAACCGGATCACGCCGCCCCTGTTCCGGTAGACGACTGTCTTATCTACGCCCATTCGCGCGATATCAGCGCCATATCGTCCCTTCTCGATACCGGGCAACTCGGTGTCGATCCCGGTCTGGATCATCGCGGGAGTGATCAGGTACTCGTCGCTGATGTCAGGGAACTCCGCCAAGACCTTGGCTTGCCAGAGCGGAGATCCCTCACCCCAGTCCCTTCTCCGATCCTCGACCCACAACGGTGTGACCAACTGCTCAGCTACTCGCGCCGGCACTTCCTCTCCCGTGAAGTTGGGAGTGTCGAACGCTGAGATCGAGATCACGTTCCATCCGCTCCCCGGCTTGCAAATCTGCGCGAAGTGCGAGCCTGGGTCGTCGGGGTTCCCAATGGCAAGCACTCGCGCATTATCGTTCGTCATGAGAGTCATGACGGCAGTCCAGAGAGTCTCCGGGATCCCGCATGCCTCGTCGAGCACGATCAGGATGTAGCGCGCGTGGAGTCCCTGGAACGCCTGCTCATTGTAGTCGGCGGGCTTTCTGCCCATGGCGATCAGTTCCTCGTCGCTGCGCCCTTCTCCCATGTACCACTGGCACTCCAGGGTGATGCGTCCGGGCAAGTTACCAACCCGCCAGGCCCGTCGGATCTCCCGCCAAAGAATCGCCTGAACCTGCGGCCACGAGGGGGCGGTCGTGACCAAGAACGCATCACCCAGTTTGTGGATGTTGATCCACCAGCACCCGATACGAGCCGCGATGAAGGATTTGCCGGGGCCGTGGCAAGCCTTCACCGCGGTGTATCGGTTCTCAACCACTGAGTTGCAGATCTCCTCCTGCTTAGACCAGATGTGCTCCTTGAGCACGTCCCGTACCCAATCTCCCGCGCTGTCCATGTAGGGCGCAGGCTCCGGGTACAGGTAGCGCATCGCTGCCTCGACGGTGCCTACCGGCAACCCGCTTTCGTCGCCAAACCCCATCCAGTCGTCTAGCGGATTCTGCTTGTTGGATGTCCTAGCCACGCCCAACCACGGTTGTGGTGTCCCCCAGGCCGTCTTCGCGTACCAGCTTCCCCTCAATGATCTCCGGAATCTCCTCGCGGATTGCTGCCTGCTCGAAGCGCCCGCCCTGGAGAAGAATCAGGTGCTTGCGGACGGCCTGGCCCCAGAGCCGCTTCTGCTTCCCGGTGAACAGCATGTCACTCTCGATGCCTTCCAGCAGGCGCGCCAGAGCCAGGCCGAAGTTCTCGGCCATGCGGACGGCGCGCTCGGCGAGGCCAAGAGAGATCGCCTCCTTGGAGTAGCGGACGAGGCGATCTTGAGCGTCCGCTCGGGATCTCTGGAAGACGTTGAGTTGTTTGCCAGCGATGGTGTTCTCGATCCAGTCTTCCTCGTCTACCTCGGCAATCTTCCTGCTCAACCACTCGACCTCTCCCGCCGTGATCCGAATGCACCAGATGATTGCCTCTAGCGGGTTGATGTCGAGCGGTGCTCTCATGAATTGGATTGCTTCCTGCTTGATGGCTTGCTGGCGATGAGTGGGCAGAGTTCCACCATGATACCGGCACTTGCCGCTACCGGGATGAGTAGTGCCCCATCCTGCCTTGCGCAGACACGGGTAGCCGGTGCGCCGGGAGGGAGCGCCACACTTGCCTTTGAGGATGACTCTGTCGCGGGACTTCAAAGTCTTCCCGTCCATGTCGGCTTTGCCCTTGTGCGGCATCAGGCAGGCCGGATCGGAGGCTTCACCTGGATCACTGGGCCTTCGACCCGAATGGATCCATGGATGGGATCCCAGAAGAACTTGCGGCCCTCACCCTGATTGCTGGGGCCTTCTTCAATCGGCTGCCACTCAGGATCGCGGATGGTCGCATCCTCGACATAGACGGGATAGGGCCACGGGCCTGAGACGGGAACGGGAGCAGGAGTCTGCGACACGGCGCGAGCTTACCGCATTCGCGGCCCCGCGTAAAGGGGGCTTGCGACTGGATCGTTTGGAGCACATGCGGAGCACATGCTCCGCGCGTACGCGCGTCGGTATCGCGCGTGCCTTAGATAGCCCGGGGGCGCTCCCCCTATGCGGCGTGAGAGAGAGCGCCCTAGCGGGAGCGTACCTGCGCGCGATGCGCGCGCGCGGGCGCTCTGTTATCCATGATCGTGTTAGCCCGCAAGATCATATGTGCCATGGCGCTGCGCTCGTGGTCTTTGCCGGGGATCCAGGCATTTGCCTCTTTCATGAGCTTCCTGTCTCGCTTCCACCGGCTGGCGGTCGTCGGGTGCTGCCAGATGATCTCCGTGTAGTGCTTGGACTTGCGGTAGGTCTCATACCGCCCCCTCCGGTACCCCTCAAATGCCCAGGCCACTCGCTCCGGGGCCGTGGTGTTCTTGCCGGGTGTGGCATTCGGGAACAGCACGAAGTCTTCAACAACAAGCTCGACACTGGAGGGATCCATACAGTGGCGCGCGACGCAGTCAAACTTGAACTCCGTCCAGATCTTGTAGAGCGCATGCGCCTGTTCCATTGGCTCACCCACGACGGTAGCAGCGCCATGGAACAGGCGGTCGCGCACCGCTTCAATCGCGGTGTGCGTTGACTTGGGGCTTGCATTAACAATGCCCCATGCTACCCCAGTTGACTCACCAGGGTCAATACAGAAAATGCCTCTCACCCTCTCATCCTCCAGGCCAATACGATTAGTGTCAGGATCAAGGTCAAGAACACTAGGCGGGTATCATTCAGAGCCACGCCTCTCTCGTACCAGGCTCCAGACGATCTCTCCTCCCATGACTTCGCCATGCTCGGTGTCGTCTGGATCCTCTACCACAACATCAAACGTGTCGTCCGCGTCCAGGATCATAACCCTCCAGCGGCGGTTCTCGTCGTCCAGCACGTCGATCTCCACACGAACAACGTTCGTGGTGACCTGGGCGTTCTGTTCGTCTGCCGTTTGGTCGTCCTGTCTGCGGCTGAACAGGACTACATCCATGCTTCCCTCCTTTGTCAAAGTGCGGTATAATCACCAGCGAGCGCGCCCCGGCCGGGGGTCGTCGGGTTCCGGGGCGCGCTACCTCTAGTCTACCTGTCGCGGGTCTTGTCCGCTAGAAGGCCGGTCGCCCCTGTCTGGTGAACTCGGGATTCATGTCCCAACCACCTTGTTCAATCAACTCGGTGATCTGATCACCAATTCTCGTCAGGTACTCGACGGAGTGAAGGTGCTTCCGGCCGGCAAGCACGATCCCGATCAACTCAGCCCTATCCTCCAGGGTCAAGTTCCACTCGGTCTCGCGGTCAGTATTCAATCGCGCACCGGCCGTTCCTCCCCAATAGTGAACAAACTGCTCAGGAAGCTCTTTGCTCACGCCGTGAAGGATGGCCTTC